GAAAAGAGTATAATTCCATTTTTAGATCAATTGTTTTGTGAACTTTTTGAGGTGGCAAATAGTTATATTCCTAAAGAGGGTTGGCACTGGACTTGGATTTTTGGTATTTTATCTCCTTTATGTCATAAATATTTTCCTAAAACTCATTTTAATCATAAGATAATTGCAGAAGGTGTTCATAGAGGTTTTGATAAAATAAAAGAACAATTAATGCTTGAACAAAGTGGTTTTGAATTTGATAAAGAAATCAATGGGGGTATTTCAATTATTTTAGCAAGTATTTTCACAATGATAATGTCTGTATCTCTTAAATGGGCTAAGGGTGAAACTTTAAGGAACTTTATGTCAATTAGGGATGTATTTTCATTTACTAGTGGTGTTTTAACTTTAAGCAAGATTTTAGAAACTATGATTTCAGCTTTTCACAAAATTTATAAAAAATATATTAATCCAGATTTAGATATTGAATTTGAGTGGTTTAAGAAAAATTCTGATTCTTGTGGGGAAATGATGCATATTTATTTAAAGTATAAAGATTTGTCTTTCACCAGTATTTTGAATAGGCCAGTAGCAATTTTAGAAATTTTGAGTCTTAGAGATTTTTGTGAATTATTTTTGAAACAAACTCCTTATATAGTAAAAACAAAGTTTAAAATGGCAGAGTTGGGTAAAGCAGCAAATACTTTATTATCTATAGCAACATTTATTAAAGAGAACAAAGAGGGACTACCAAGACCATCTCCAGTTTCCTTATTATTTCATGGGGCTACGGGAATTGGTAAAACTTATTTAATGCAGGCTGTAATACCAAAAATTTTGTCTAGTAGATTGGGTAAAAAGATGTCAACTTATAATAAAAATCCAGAATCTGAGTATTGGGATAATTATGATTATCAGCCAATTGTTGTCTTTGATGATATTGGGTCTAAGCAAGATCAAGAAGATTTGAAAGATATTCTACTTTTAGATGGTAATAATCCTTTAGGTTTAAATATGGCAAGTATTACTGAAAAGGGTAAAATGTTTATTTCTCCTTTCCTTTTTTACACAACAAATTGTCTCCGTATTCAAAGTTCAAAGCAATATACTAATAGAGAAGCTGTAGATCGTAGGTTGTATAAAAATGCTTATACTGTGAGCTTAAAGAAAGAATTTCAAAAAGAAGATGGTACAATAGATAAGTATAAAATAGAGGGTAAAACTCCAGATCAAATTTATACATTTATTAGGATAGAAAGAATAAAGAAAAATGGAGGTGAACTAACACCAGAACAAACAAGACAATGTACTTTTAAACAAATTGTTCAAGATATTGTATATCAATATCATGATAATTTGAAAACAACACCTAAAGTTCATGAGTCTTTGGTAGGTGAGTATTCAGGTATGGATTTGTCAGATTTGATAGCAGATGAACAAGGAAGTATTGCAGATTATTTTAGAGATGTTTTTAGAAGAAATTTGCCTGGTTCCGTTAATGGTAGTAGAAATCAAAGTCATAGGAACGGAGATGAAAGAGCCAATGTAATTTTTGCAAAGAGATTTCTTGAGAGTAGTAATTATTTTGCTAAGATGTATGCAGCTTGGGTTAATAGAGAACTTTATTATGATGATATTGGAAAATGTGTAGTAGATTTAACTGAAAATAAATATTTTGAATTGAGTTTAAATAGATTATCAGAAAAGGTTGAAAATTTAATTATGTATGCATCATCCAGTACAGTTATTGATGATTATGAATTAGATTTTTATAAATTTATTGTCAAATCAACCGGTTTATTTCCAGAGATGTGTTATGCTAGAGAGCTAAGTGAAAATTCAGATAGAGGATATAATTGGATTATGAAATGGGCTCAAATAGGAGAAGAAATGCATGATTCAATGGGAGATTATGGTGGTGAAACTTTTTGTGATAAATTGAGGTCTAATTTTAAAAGAGGTGTTAGAGGTCTTAGTGTTATTTGGGGTGATATTAACGAAATGATTTATGATACTGCAAATGGCCATAATGATGTAGCTGATAAATTATGTGTCATTTTAAATTATATTAATATAGCTTTGATAGTTGTTGCAGTTTTACAAATGTCAGCCATGCTTGCGGGTGAAATGAGTGTTGTTAAAGAAAATTTAAAGCAAATTATGGGTTTTGATAGAGATCCAAGTGAGACTTGGATGTTTGAAAATACATTGAAACGACAGAGAAATCATTTAAAGAAGTGTGCAGAGCAAGATATTAATAAAAGAGGTAATATTAGAGCAGATACAGCTGAGGCTATTAAGGGTTATGATTACAAATATGAGGATAAATTAGTTCAACATTATGATAGATATTTCCCTTCTGAAGAAGAAAGCAAAAGTTATAGTGCAGATGCAAGAGATGGAACTGCTAAAGTTAGAAGGGGAGTTAGATTTTCAGCAGCAAAAACTAAAGCTAAACAAAACTTTGTACAACAAGATTCAAATGAAATTCATTCTAGGGTTGCAAATAATTTGGGCAAAATAACCAATCGTAGGACTCAAAATTATGTTTATGTATTAGTAGTAGAAAGTAGTATTATTTTAATTCCTCACCACTTCTTTAGAACATCAGTTGAAGGAGATTCTTGTTTTATTCAATTTTCTCAAAGAAATCAAAAGTATGAATTTTCAATTAATTTAGAGAATCTACTTCCAATAACTATGGAAGAAAATCTGGGTGATGGAATATGGAGTGATCCAACTGATCATGACGTTGCCTTTTATAATTTAGGGTTTTCATTGAGTGGTTTTAGGTCTTTAAGGAAAAATTTTATTAAACATGAAGATATTGATAGAGTAAATAAACAACCGGGTTCAAGAGTAACTATTTCAAAAGAAAATGGGTTAGGTATGGTTCAAACAGTTAATAAGTGGAATATAACTAGTGCAATTGTATCTATAACTTTAGCAGATGGTAGTCAGAAAACAGTTCAATATAGTGATAGAGTTTGTTCAAATTTATCAGGAGCAGTAGGCATGTGTGGAGCTCCTTATTTGGTTAAAAATTCAGCTTATTTTGGAGATAGTAGTATGATAATGGGTATGCATCAATTTGGAACAAATTCAACTAGTGGTGGAGGATTTGTTACTAGAGATATGATAGATTATGCTATTGATTATTTTATGCCTATTTCTAGAGTAAGTGATACAGTAGAAAATGATGAAATGGTAATGAAACAGCAAAACGGGTATTTTAAGTCAGATGATGTTACATATTATACTGGTGTAAGGTGGGCTAATGAACATGAAACTTGTTTTAATTTTGGGAAAACAGCAATTCGTAAAAGTCCTTTATATGGTTTATTTACCCCTACTCATACAAATTCAGCTTTAGATTCTTTTGATAGAAGATTAGATGATCCTAAAAATTTTGATTACCAAATGATTAATAAAACTAATAAACCTTGTGAAGTTAATTTTCCTTTAACCAATGATGTTATAAGTAAAGTGAAGAGATTCTTAGTTGATACTTGGTCAGGATTTGTTCCAATTAGAGATGTGGGAGTTTTACCAATCTATGATGTTGTAAACGGCTTTGATACTGGAAATTCAACAGCATGGACCAGAGAAACTGGTTTACTGATGAATAAGAGTGCCGGTCCTGTTTACAACAAAATAGGTAGAGGTAAATACCCATTCTTTGATGAAGAGATTTTAGATGATAGTCATTTCACAATTTCTGAGTTGATAAATGATCCTAATCTACAACCTCGTCCAGGATTAAAAGTTTATACACCTAAATCTGTATTGACTGACCGTATAGATTATCGTTTGGATTTAGCTCGTAAAGGGTTAGTTCCAGATGATTCTTTTTGCGGGGATTCTATCAAGGATGAATTAAGAAAAATTTTAAAAGTTTCAAGTGGTAGTAGTAGAGTTATTAATTTTTTCCAATTAGATTATATGGTTTTATTTGCACAATATTTTGGTTCCTTTAGATTATTATATTCAGATCCACAAAACGCTGGACCAGGCCTTTTTTCAGCTTTGGCTTGTGATAGCACACAATTATTTCCTATTTTGGGTTTAGAATTAGAAAAATGTAAGAGGGTTTTTGGTATAGATTATACAGCTTATGATAGTTCCATTCCTCCCATTCTCCACGAAATTATGGTAGATGCAATTAATGATTGGTACACTTTACATGGAGCAACTGAAGAAGAAAATCGAGTAAGGAAAGTTCTATGGTGGGAATGCGTACACACTCAACATATCTATAAAGATGTAGTGTACACTGATCATCACGGACTACCATCCGGTGTTCCATGTGGTATGACCACAATATCCAATATAATTGTAAATACTATCCTTTTTGCTTTAACTTGTATTAGATTAGAAATTCCTTTAGATTGTTTAGGTAGAGATATATTAGCAGTTTTTATGGGTGATGATAATCTTTGTGGGGTTAGGACTAATTTAAACAGCTACTATAATAAATTGACAGATAAGTTTGATAGGATAGAGGTAGCAAAAACAGCAGCTCTTTTTGGTATGAAAGCAACAATGCCTGACAAGTCTCCTGATCTTACACCAGAGGATAAATTTGATGAGATAACATTTTTGAAAAGCAACTTCATAAATAATG